CCGCCAGTCCCGCCGTCATGGTGGTGGATACTTTGTTGGCCGCCTTTTGGATGGTCGCCAGTTGCTTGTTGGCCGCCTTGGTACTGGTCCCCAGGGATTTATCTACCTTTCCGGCGATTTTTATGGCCAGTTCCATGACCTTGCTTTTTGCCAATTTCAAGCACCACCTTTGCCATGTCGTTCAGATCGTCCAGCGGCAGGCCCAGGAAGTAGTCCACACCGCTATGCAGTCGGAGAGATAGGGCAACACACCCTTTTTTGATTTCCGGCGGGTTTACTCCTCTCCATCCCCGCCGTACAGAAAACCCGTGACCAGGTTTTTCAACTTCATGGCCTCCACCGGGGGCAGGCCCTTAAAGAACTCCACGGGCTTGTGGCTGGCCCTGGCCGCCATATACATGGCATAAGGCAGGGTCATTTCCGGGATCGGCGTCACGCCCAGTTCCCGGTTGGCCAGTTTGGCCACGGCGCACAGGTCCCCGGCCGTCATGTCCTCCATGCCGGACAGGTCCACCTCGGTGTATTCCTGGCCCTCGAACTTGTAGGGCTTTCGGAATTTCAGGACCAGGCTTTCCTCCTCGATTTCCTGCTCCGCCGCGCCCAGGGCGGCCGTGTTCTCGGTGCTGTTGCTCATTAGGTCATTTCCCTCACTTTCTGCAGCAGGTCAACGCCGTTCACCTTGAAGGTCGGGTTGATCTTGTCCAGTTCCACCAGGGTGGTGCCGTCTACCTCGATCAGGATATAGGACACATTCAGGGTCACGCTGCTTTCCATGGGGTTTGCGTTCTGTACGCTACCCATGGCCAGGGTGGCGCTTTTGCCGCGCACCACCACGCGCATGGACCGAAATTCCGTGTCGCCCTCCACGGTCAACGCCTGCTGGGCCGCCCGGAGGGTCAGCCGCACCGCCTTGGTCATGTCCAGCATATCGGTGGCCTCGCGGTCCAGGACGCGGAAGGGGATCTCCATTTCCATGTTGGAGAAATGGCCCACGGTGGGGTCGTCCAGTTCGCCCAGGATCCCGGCGCCGGAAATGGTTTCCGCCAGGGCCTCAAAGTCCGGCAGGGTGACTTCATTGCCCACGCCGATCAGGCGCTCCGCGTCGTTGTAGACGTTGTAACTGTTGATTTTGCTGGGGATATTGGGGACACTCATGGTTTATTCACCTCCACCAGTCAGGGCGGCCTCCAGGGCCTCCGTGTCGTATTCTCTGATATTCTCGATGTACTCCGCCGGGATATAGGGCGCCAGGTAGGTGTGGACAGTCAGGTGGCCGTCCAGCAGGTTGGTGATCGGGTTTTCGTCGCTCTTGAACTCTGTCCGGTATCCGGCGCAGTAGCCCCGGGCCACATACCCGTTTCCGATGATGTTCTGGCTGTCCACGATGGACTGGATCAGACGGGTGTTCCCCGGCTTGTCCACCTTCTGGAAATAGGTTAAAATGAACCCATTTCCGTCCCAGTCGAAGAACCTTCTCACTGCTAACCACCTATCTTTGGGGTCGGAGGTGGAGGGGTAGGCCGCCGTGTTGTTGCCCCAGGCTTTGTACCCGTTGGCGTTGATGGCGGTGATCACGCCGTTGGCGTTCAGCAGATCATTGGCCTGCTGCTGGTCCAGCAGGACCTCGGTTCCGTCTTTCAGGACCGTGCTGGTGATCTTCAAGTCCTTGTTGGAGGGGCTTTCATAGGGCACGTCGCTGTTGCTGGCGTCCGTGTAGGCCGTCAGGGCCGCGAACAGGGCGGACAGGTAATAAACCTTGTCGCCCACCGCTCCCATGGGCCACAGGGCCGCCGCGTGGGGAGAGGTGGCCCCCAGGGCCTCCTTGGCGGTTTTCACGTCGGTGTAAACCGCCGCGCCGTCCTCCTCCGGGTCCGTGGAAATGTCCAGATAGGTCACGCAGTCGAAGTTCCCATTGATCCCCTCGGTCTTTGCCTGGAGGGCCGCCGCCACAGTGGGGTTATGGCTCCATCCGGGGGCCAGCAGGATCCCGGGGGTCATGCCGAACCGGGGATAGATCTGGCGCACCAGTTCCAGGCCGGTTTCCGCGCCCGTCCCCGCGTTGTATCCGCCCACCAGGTCCGCCTCTGTTACGCCGTCCGGCTTTAGGCTGGTGCTGGCCACTTTCAGCGTTTCCGCCTCCTTGTCCGCCTCGGACAGAATGGTGATCAGCACCGTGCCGTCCTCCGCGTGGGTGGCCACATAGTCGCTGCCTGCCACCAGGGTGGCGTCGTTGTTCTTCACCACGATGGTGTCCAGCAGGACAAACTGCTTATTGTAGGCCACCGCCCCGGCCTCCACGTCGCAACTTTCCTCCGCGTTCTGCGTGGTGTGGCTTTCCTTCCCGGGGTCCAGCACGTTCACCAGGATAATGGGCGCCACGTTGAACACGCGGAAACAGGCGTCCATGCTCTGGCAAAGGGTGAAGTCCTTGAAGTCGTCCGAATAGCCCATGGCCTTCTGGCACTCCGCGAAGGAGTAACACACCACGGGCTTGTTTACCGCCGCCGCCGGATCCTCTGCCAGGTGGATCGGCGCGGTGCCGAAGATAACCTGCAGGCCCGCCGTTCCCTGGCGCGGTGTGGTCAGGCTGGTTTCCTGCTCCTGGTTATACACACCATGGTTATATGCCATTGTTCATCCCTCCCATTAGGTCTTTCCCTGCACGGCCTGATACAGGGTGTAAATGCGGCCGGACTTCTGGCGCAGTTGGCGCATGGCCTCCGGCAGTTCCTCCAGGGGCACGATCAGGGCGGCCAGGATCTTGTTTTTCTCCGTCGCCTCTTTCAACCCCTGCGGGATCCCGTTGTTGTACGCGGTGTACTGCCTGGCCACGCCCCGAATGGACGGCCCACAGTACACCACCGTGCCGGCGGCCTCCGCCGCCTTTCTGGTCGTTTTCTTGGTCATATAAATGGCACCTCCTGGCGCACCGCTGGCGCCTCAAATTTCAGCGACATGGCCCCGAAATAATAGGGGTGCGTGTCGTCTTGCTGTGTAACCCACTTGATTGGGAACTTGATGGCATACGGGCCGCCCGCCGCTCCGCCGCTGTCCGGCTTGATCCTCACAAGCGGGTTTTTCGCATACCGCCCATAAATTTCTTGGATGATGTGCAGCACGTCCCGGTATCCCTGGCGGTTTGGGTTGTTGTCATAGACGCAGATCACCAGAATCAGGTCTACCTCCTGGGCGCTGTTCGCGTCCTGTATGTTCCCTTCATTGGTCCGCACGATGATGTACGGCTCCGGGATTTCCTCGGTCCGGTCCTCTGTTTCGTCGTTTCCCTCGATAATGGGGAGATCCTGGGGGTAGACGCGGATCGGCCGCTTATCGCCTGCGGAACTTGTGAAGGTCTGCCCCTCGAACAGATCCGCCAGGTCCGCCACAAGGGCGTCCTGCAAAAATTCCGGTGTCGTCGCTCTCGCCTCCTTGACTTTTTGCCGCTTTTCGTGTTAAATTCTTTATGCGCTAATAGTCTGTATAAGTTGGCAATACTCTGAAAAGAAAGGAATTAAAAAAGATGAAAAGACTGCTTTCCCTCTCGCTCTCTCTTGCCCTTGTCTTTACCCTTGCCGCCTGCACCATTTCCGACGGCGAACAGACGGCCGCGCCGGATGGTTCCGGCGGCTCCGCGCCGTCCTCTGATGCCCAGGCGCCCGCGCCGTCCTCCGAACCCGAAAGCATTGCTTTCGATCAGGAGTTTTCCAGCGGGAATTACACCGCCGGCGTGGACTTCCCCGCCGGGAAGTATGACATTGTGGCCGTCAGCGGCGGCGGCAACGTCAGTTCCAGCAATGCCTTTTCCGGCGGGATCAATGCCGTTATGGGCACGGAGGAGCAAAACGAAGTCGCGGACATGTACGAACAGGAGTACAAAAACATTGACCTGCCGGAGGGCGTGGTGCTCTCCATTTCCGGCGTCACGGTCCGCCTCACCTGCGACGACGCCAGCGGCGCACCGTTGACACCCCGCAATCAGGAGATCACGGAAACGGTTGACCTCGGAAACGGAAACTTTGTGGCCGGGGAGGATTTCCCCGCGGGTGTTTACAACATTGTGGCCGTCAGCGGCGGCGGGAATGTCAGTTCCAGCAATCTGTACGACGGCGGGATCAATGCGATCCTTGGCACCGAAGATCAAAACGAACTTATGGATATGTACGAACAGGAGTACAAAAACATTGACCTGCCGGAGGGAACAACCCTCACCATTGATGGCGTCCAGGTTCAACTTGTCCCCAGTCCGTAACCTCCAGCGGCCCGAAAGGGCCGCTTTTTATTTCTTGGCTTTCATTGCCCTTATGATTCGCTTTTGTATTTCCTGATCCATGATCTCCCGGAGCATTTCGCCTACGCCGTCCATAACTTCCTCATTTCCGAATAGTTTTGGCACACTTGGGGCCAAAAGTTTTTTGATCCTGGTCAAATCAGGTTGCCAGCCCCTTTTTGGCGTTGCTGCCTGGTGTTTTGCAAGTCTTTTTGTCGCTCCCTCAAACGTGTAAAGTTCCCCGGGCCTTCGCTGGACCACCGCCACATGACCGCTTTCAAACCTTGCCAGAAATGCCTTTGCTCCCTTCCGCTTCAGGAGTTTTTTGCTTGTGGACTGCATGACCCGGCCTTTTACTTCCTCCGGCTCTCCGTCTTGGTAACTTTCTGGCTTCGGGCTAATATCGTAATCCGACAGTTCAAGTTGTGGCCCCTTTGAGATCAGCAGGATACCGGCATCCGTTCCTTTCCCCAGTTTCTTTTTTCGCAGACCGCCGTCTTTTGGCCTTTTCAACATGGATTCATCTTCCAGCGCGTACCGGTTGCTTACATCTTCCCGCATTTTTGCCATGACTTTTCTTGCAGAGGCGTTAATTGCTTTAACCAGAATATCGCCCACTGTTTTGTCCAGTTCATCCAAGCCCAATGCGGCAACAATATTTCCCCGTTCGCTATAAAGGTCTATCGGCTTCCCGTCTGCCTCCAGGGTAATTAAACCAGTGTCATTTTCGCCGTTTCTCTCTCTCCAGCCATACCAACTATGATCATAACTCATGTTCGGATCGCCTCGATTTCGATGGAGAGGACGCCGGCCGCGTCGTCCGCCTGCACCACGCGGTACTCCCGGCCGTCCAGGTTCAGGCGCTTGCCGGACGGTGGGCGGCCTCCATAGTCGGCTTTTGCCACATAGATCAGCCGCCGCACCCGGTAGATCCCATCCGAATGGACCCCGCCCCTGGCTGCGTCCCGCTCCAGCAGGGCGTCGTCGTCCACCACCGCGTCCATTTCCCGGCCGTCAATGGTGTGGGTGTCTGCAAACTCCATCCGGTTCAGGAATACGCCGTGAATATCTCCGGCCACACAGTCCTTGAATGTGGGGACGCCCATTACTGGGCACCCCCTGTTTCATTTGCGGGGGCCTGAACGGGGACCGCCGCGATCAGCTCTGCCCGTTCCTTGTTGTTCTTTGCTCCGGAAATATCCACGCCCAGCTGGTCGGCCAGCTTTTCCAGATCGGCCTTTTTCATGGTGGCCAGCTGGTCGGGGTCCAGGTGACCCTCCACCATTCCCGCCTCCTGGCCGTTCTCCTGGCCCTCCTGGCCTCCGTTCTGGCCTCGGCTATCCTGGGACCCGTCCGCCTGTCCTGCGTCCTCCTGGGCTTCCTGGCGGCGTTCCTCGGCCTCCTGACCATCCCAGGCCGCGCTCCTGGCGTTTAGCCATGCGGTGACCATCTTCTGGTCGTTGGCGGGGAGGGTGTCCCCTTTGTCGTACATCCGCCCCAGGTAAAGCACGGGGCGCTTGGCGATCAGCTTTTTCATGCCTTCCGCCCTCCTTATGTCCGCTCGGTAGCCGTCAGGGTGCCGCCGACGGCCACGGTAATGTCGTACACCTTGCCGTCCGTGCATTTCAGGGCCAGGCTGCTGTGGACCGCCGGGGCGCCGTCCGGGTCCCCGATGTTCACCAGCACGGTGGCGTCGCTGGCCTCCGCGTCAGCGGCGGCATAGCCAGCGGGGACATTGCCCTTTTCGGTGGCGGTGATTTCGTCCTCCGTGGCGTCATAATACACCGGGGCGCCCATGGTGATTTTCTCGGAGGCTTTCTTGTCCATGATGTACACGCCGGTGACATGCAGGGCGCCGGTTGCGCCCTCCGCAATGTCATTCCCGGCCACGCCGATCCGATTTCCCAGGCTCACCACCTGGCCGTTGGCCACGGCCTCCTCAGCGGTGTAGTCCAGGGTTTCGCCTCTCTGCCAGTATCTTGCGTTCATTTCTCTGTACCTCCTTACTCGGCAATAGCTACGCCGTTATTGCGGACAATGCCCCGGTAGTCCATGACGGTGATACCCCAGTCCAGCCAAATGTCCCACACAAAGCCCAGGTAACCGGCCTTTTCGCTCCGGCGGAAGCTGGGGGTTTCCACGCCGTTCAGGTAGTCCACCTGTACGCTCTTGGCCGTGGTCTTGTCGCCCACGATGTACCAGGGCACCGCGCTGGATCCGGCCAGGGCGTT